AAAGAGGTTGGCTTATGAAGAACACGAGAAACCCTATGGCTAAAGACTTGAGACAACCTAAGTACAAACCTCAAGTCATACCAGATAAGAAGAAACCTAAACCAGTACGGAAAGAAAAACATAAAGGAAATACACATGACACAGATAAACATCAACCCTAAAACAGGCAAGCCTAAATACTACAGAGGTGAAGGCAAAGACGTTAGTAGTAGTGCAGAAATACAAAAGAAAAGAAATACAAAGAGCAACGTGCGCCGTATGTGGGTAAACGGTAAGTACATACCTCAAACACACCCCTTGTATAAACCAGGGCGCTACAAATCTTTTGGTGAAGCTGCGTTCACTGCCTTGCAGAAAGACATACAGATTAAAGAAGGTTATGTGTACGCTATCCGCAACAAGGCTTGGCCTGAGTGGGTCAAGATAGGTAAAGCTATTGATGCACAAGACAGACTCAATGGTTATCAAACAAGCTCACCTATGCGTGACTACGAGTTGATCCATGCAGTATACTTTGATGATCGTAACCAAGCTGAGCGTGATGCACACACAGCAGCAGAGCGTAAAGGTGAGCGTCAAGGTGAATGGTTTAAGCTTACTGAAGAGCAAGCACTAGATGTATTACGGGAGGTTACACTTGATTAAAGCAACGTACATAAACCACATGGGCTGCGACATGTCAGTAGTCAATGCGGCACGAGTAAGCTTTGGTAAGAAGATAGACCGCATGTACACCAAGCCAGAGGATGAGAAGCTTATACGCTATCTTGCAAAGCATAAACACATGTCTCCCTTTGGACATTGCTTTGCCAGCTTCCATATCAAGGCACCAGTCTTTGTAGCACGTCAGCTAGTCAAGCATAAGTTCTTACGTTGGAATGAGATCAGCCGTAGGTATGTGGATGATGAGCCAGAGTTATACGAGCCTGATGTATGGCGTGGCCGTAGTGCTGACAAGAAACAGGGTTCTAGTGGTGTTGTTGAACCACTGGAAAGTTTCTTCCATGCAGATGACAATGAAACCACTATCAATGAGGCGGTACTAGCCCTTTACAACAACCTACTTGTTGAAGGAGTAGCACCAGAGCAAGCACGTATGGTACTACCACAGAGCATGATGACTGAGTGGTACTGGTCAGGTAGCCTCGATGCCTTTGCTGATATGTGTAACCTGCGTTGTGCTTTTGATACACAAGCAGAGACACGCTTCGTTGCCACACAGATCAGTGACAGAATGCGTAGGCTATTCCCTGTATCTTGGGCAGCATTAGTGGAGAAAAACTATGAGTAAAGACGCAGGTATCATTGGTGTTGAAACCGTAGAAGAACACGAAGATGGTGGTGCAACATTTAAGTTTCACATGGACGCACATGCCCGTGGCCTACTCACAGAGGAAGGCTTGAAGCTAGTGATGTACTGTGCAGCAGCCAAGCTTGACATGGGTGTAGTGTATGACTTCATTGAGGATCACATCAGGTACAATAAGGATGAGAGGTTTGACGAGTATGGCAACTATGGTGAGAACAATCCACCAGTATCTTCTGAATGGTCACAGGATAGCCAGGATAAAACGGAGAACCTTGCATGACAGGTAAGTATACATTCGGTATCCCACTAAGAGAGATACGCCCTATGACTAAGGAAGAAAGGCAAAGAGCTAAAGAGAAAGAAGCATACAACACAGTAGGGTTTAACTTTTGCGTAAGCTGTGGTTGCCCTACGCCTAACACATGGTGTGAATTTTGTTTGAATGAGGAGTGAGATGTGGAACTAGCATTAATAAGAACACTACTTGATAAGGACTTCTATGAAGACCACAAGGGTATCCGTACCCCTGACAAGTTGTTCACTAAAGAAGTGCGTAAGATAAAGAACACACTAGACTACGCTATGCAGCAGTACGATAAGAACATTACACCTGCTGAACTAGAAGCTCTGTTCTTTACACGTAACGTCCTGACTACATCCAACAAGGATATGTACAAGGACTTATTCAGAAAGATAAACAAAGAGCAACCCCTCTCCAAAGACATAGCACAAGAGGTACTATCAAAACTGTTCCAACAGTTAGTCGGAGAGGAGATAGCAAAGCTTGGCTTTCAGTATGTCAACGGAGCAGAGAAGTCTTTGGAACCAGTACGTAAAATAATACAGGACTACCAAGATGACTTCATGCCTAACTTGAAAGTGGATTGGTGTGACATATCTATTGATACTCTGCTAGAGAAAGAAGCTATCCAAGCTAAGTGGAAGTTCAACATACACTCTCTCTCAAGAAGGGTAGAGGGTATCAGTGGTGGTCATTTAGTTATTGTAGGTGCAAGGCCAAACACAGGTAAGACTAGCTTCCACGCTTCTCTCATTGCCTCTGACGGTGGGTTCGCAAGTCAAGGCGCTAAGTGTATCATCCTGTGTAACGAAGAAGCGTATCACCGTGTAGGTGCTAGGTATCTTAGCGCAGCCACAAACATGTCAATGAGTGAAGTCAAAGGTAACTACGCCTTAGCTAACACAAGATACAAACCAGTTAAAGATAACATCAAAGTATACGATAGTACAGGTAAAGATATGTCTTGGGTAGAAGCTATGGTAAAAGCGTACAAGCCTGACATCTTGGTGCTTGACATGGGTGATAAGTTTGCAAGCAAGGGTAGCGCTGAGTCTCATGTCTACCTGAAAGAGGCAGCTATCCATGCACGTAACATAGCTAAGCAATACGACTGTGCTATCATATGGATGTCGCAACTATCTGCTGAAGCTGAAGGTAAAGTTATGGTAGATCAATCAATGATGGAAGGGAGTAAGACAGGTAAGGCAGCAGAGAGTGACTTGATGGTCTTGATCTCAAAGAACCCTCAAGTACAAGGTCAAGACGAACAAGATCCCCAGCGCCACTTGAACATAGCTAAGAACAAGCTACGTGGTGGCTGGCATGGAGTAATACACTGTGAGTTAGATGGAGAAAGGTCAAGGTATAAATCATAATGAGAAGAGTGTTTGATGTAGAGAACAGTATTACCTTACGTAACGGTAAGATATTCAACGATCCCTTTGAGCCTAGCAATACGCTGACACAAGTAGGTGTATTGTGTTTGGAGACAGGTGACAAGGCATTGCTTTGCTTTGATCACGCAGAGAGAAACGATGCAGCAGAGAACAAGTGCAAGCTACAGAGATGGCTTGACTCAACAACCCTACTGATAGGACACAACTTACAGTACGACTTGTCGTGGCTGTGGGCTAGTGGCTTTAAGTATGACGGTAAGATATACGATACCATGCTATCAGAGTACATCTTGCAGCGTGGCAACAAGCTACCTCTCAGCTTAGAGCAGTGTGCTTTGCGTAGAAACTTAGAACATCAGAAGGATGACACACTAAAACAATACTACAAGAAAGGATACAACACAAATGAAATACCATTGGAAAAGCTCAGCCACTATCTTGAGCTTGACTTGCGTACTACTGGTGAGTTGTACAAGTCAATCGAAAAGGACTACGCTGACCCCGCCTCCCATTCCCTCAGAAGTATACAGGACATTACCTTCCGTACCTGCTGCACCTTGGGAAGAATGTACATGTCTGGAATCAGGGTGGATCGTACCGCCCTCGAACATGTCCGAAATGAGTTCCAGCGAGAGAAAGAAGAGATCGAGTCCAGGTTGTATAAAAGAGTGCGAACACTCATGGGAGGAACGCCCATAAACCTTAACTCACCAGAGCAACTATCACAGGTTATCTTCAGCCGTAGGATACACAACAAGAAAGAATGGTCCGACTTGTTTGAGTACGCCGACACAGCAGCAGACTACAAGTCAATCATAGAAGCTAACAGTAGTCTTATGCTGAAGACAATACCTTTACACTGTGGTACATGCAACGGTACAGGTACGACATACAAGATCAAGAAAGACGGTACACCTTTTAAGAAAGGCAATGCATGTCAGGACTGTGGCGGTAAAGGTTACAAACTTAAAGAGACTAAAGAGATGGCTGGCTTAGGGTTCAACCCCCCACCGTCACGCAAGTGGATCAGCTACAACGGCTTCGCTACAGGAAAGGATAAACTAGATGCGCTTATTGCTACCGCTAACAACAACGGCATGGAATCTGCCAAGACATTCCTTGAGGATGTTAAAAGGCTTTCTGCTATTAGTAGTTATCTCAGTAGTTTTGTGGATGGTATTTCCACCTACACTAAACAAGATGGATTCCTACACGTCAACCTTACCCAGCATGTCACCAGTACAGGTAGATTTTCTGGACGCAATCCCAACATGCAGAACATGCCCAGAGGGGGAACCTTCCCTGTAAAACGTGTGTTCATCTCTCGTTGGGATGGAGGTTACATCATGGAGTGTGACTTTGCCCAGCTTGAGTTTCGTGTCGCAGCGTTCCTTGCACAAGACAGCACAGCTATGCAAGAGATAGACACAGGGTTTGACGTACACGCCTATACAGCCAAGGTTATCTCTGATGCAGGGCAACCTACGTCACGCCAAGAGGCTAAGGCTCACACCTTCGCTCCTCTCTTTGGGGCTACAGGTTACGGCAGGAGTAAAGCAGAGGCTGCATACTACGAGCACTTCACAGAGAAGTACAAGGGTATCGCAGCTTGGCATAAGAAACTAGGTGATGAAGCTATCAGGTTCCAAAAGATAACTAACGTGAGTGGCAGACAGTACGCTTTCCCTGAGGTTATACGCAGGGCTAACGGTACACCGTCACACTTCACGATGATCAAGAACTATCCTGTGCAAGGCTTCGCTACAGGTGA